ACAGGATTGTTGACAGCGTACACATTGTCAGCGCCATACTTGTCAACGGTTAGCTTGAGTGCCGCAGCACTGGCCGCGCCGCAAGAAAACCAGACTGCAATTTTCATTCGTCTTCCTCCATTGGTTCAATCTTACCCTTGCCATCGCAGTTATCGCAATCTTCCATAACGGATTCAAAGTCGCCATGCCAAGTTGAGCTTTGACGAACCCAAACATCGCGCTCAACCTCGCCTTCGCCATCGCACTCAGGGCAGTTAATCTTATTGTTCATAGCATTGCGCTCCTGATGAACAATGGCACTGCAAACAGAGCCAAGAGAAATATGATTTCGGCGGCAATTTCTAGCTTATGTTTCATTGTTGGTTCTCCCGGTTTGAGTGGGGAGCCGAAGCTCCCCGGTTGTGTTAAATGTAAAATTTGCCTACGCCGCCACCAATGTCTGAGAACCGTCTATCAGCGTGCAAAACTTTTTTTCCACCGCGCGGGCCGATAACAACAGACAAGGTGGTGGCGTATAACGTGCCTTCCCCGAAGCAGCAGAAGCTGGCGTATGAGCCATGATCGGATACATCAATGCGTAAATCATACTCTGGAGCATCTCCTTCGATTGAACTCTGCGTGTTTTTCTTCATTGCAGACATCAAGCGAAGTGCTGCTCGCTTTTGAGACATGTTGAGTTTTGATGCGTCGATTTTTTCGATTGCTGTTGCGATTGTCATATCCGTTCTCCATCTGTTTATACAATCACTTTAATCCGCAAATCATCCTATGTAAATACTAAAGATGCACTTGCATAAACTTTTTTTAGGATGTAACGTCCTATCAAATTAACCTTGGAGGGTGACATGAAGAAAGAAAGTCGTGTGGTCTTAACTGAAGCCCAGCATGAGGCGCTGACGTTAGCCGCTGAGCGTGCTGGCATGGCGCTGGCCACGTTTATTCGGTCGGCAGCTATTAACGCTGCGGCCAGCGCAGGGATTTACGCTGAACAGCCGCGAGCTGACTGATGGTCAACGGGCGCAATAAGGGCGCATCATTTGAGCGGGAGGTTGCCAACATGCTGCGCGATGAGCTGGGCATAGGCTTCAAGCGCGACCTTGAGCAATACCGGGCTGGCGCTCATGCTGACCTGATCCCAGATGATCCGGCGTTTCCATTTACGTTGGAGCTAAAACGCTACAAGGACGGACCAATCGGCGGTGCGCCTGCATGGTGGGAGCAAGTTAAAACCGCCGCCGAGCGTGAGCAAAAGATACCCTGCCTAATATATAAATACGACCGCAAGCCAATGCGATGTGTGATCCCGCTGGCTGCGTTGACTGAATGCGATCACGATTACACGGTGGAGGTCGATTTTGAGACCTTCTGCTATATTGCGAGGGAGGCAATGCAATGACTAGGCCAACCTATGAAAGCTCAGGCGACCGCAGCGCCGAGACTGTTGCTGTTAAAAAGTTCATTGACAGCTTCGGCGGTGAAGTCGATTTCATCAAGCTGCCTATGCAATACAAAATGGACTTTGCCCTCACACGCAATGGCGTCATCACGGCATTGGTTGAGGTTAAATGCCGTAGGAATAACAAGCACGCATATCCAACTTACATGATTTCCATGTCAAAACTGGTGGCCGCCGCTGGGTATCGCAACATCGGTATCAATTGCATTTTACTGGTGCAGTGGGCTGATAGCATGGGCTGGGTGCAGATGAGCAATGAGGAGTGGAGCGTTAGAGTAGGCGGCAGAAAAGATCGCAACGACTGGCAAGACATTGAGCCAGTTACTCACATCCCAATCAGCGAGTTTAAAGACGTAATTAAAGTGGAGGATACAAAATGATGATAACAGCTGACAAACTAACCAACACGGAATACCACGCCAAAAAGGATCACATATCGTCATCTGACGTTAAGATGGTTCACAGCAAGTCGCTGGCACATTGGAAGGCGAAGACATACAGCCCAAGCCCAGTGTTTGATATGGGAACCGCCGTACACGCAATGGTGCTAGAGGATGGCAAAAGCATCATCCGTGGGCCAGAAACCCGCCGGGGTAAGGCTTGGACGGAAGCACATGAAGAAGCACAGGCAAACGATCAGACCTTGCTGACCGCCGGCGACTATGACCTTGCGCGGAATATTGCCGATAGCGTACTGTTTCATCCAGCTGGTCAGCGCATGGCTGGGCCGACAACGGTCAACGAGGCCAGCTTCTTTGCCACTGACCCTGAGACTGGGCTAAAAATCAAGTGCCGCCCAGATAGCTATTGGGATGCCAAAGGTGTCCTATACGATCTCAAGACGTGTCAGGATGCTTCACCCAGAGGCGTGGCGAAGGACATGATTACCTACAACTACGCAATTCAGCAAGCCTTCTATATGCACTGTATAGAGCAGGCAGGATATGAGGCATCACAATTTGTATTTGTTCACGTCGAGAAGTCTGGAGCATACTGCGTCTCGACAAATATCATACATGAGGAATATCTTGACTGGGCGAAAGGCGAAATGCACATGACCCTGCGCAAGATTGCTAAAGCCAACGAGGCCCAGAAGTGGGACACTGGTTGGTCAGATCAAACTAATGTGATTGATCTGCCACGATGGCTGCGCTTAGATGCAGTCGAACTTTAATAGCTTGGAGAAAAACAGATGGCTAAAACAGACTTTAAACCCGTAATGATCCGCAACGTCGAGTTCAAATACCCCCGGCTCAACGCCTGTTATCGTTACAATACTTCGGAAAAGAAGAGCGAAGAGTGCGCGCCAACAGCGTCAAACGCGGCTTACTCTATCGCTTGGGAGATGCAGGCCGATGACGCCAAAACGCTGCACGCCGAGCTGAAGGCACATTATGAGACGTGCCAAACGAAAGCGCCATTCGGTAAAATTTTCGGCATGAAGAAACTTGACAGCGGCAACTATGAGTTCCGCGCCAAGCGCAACGGCACAAACAGCCAAGGCCAGCAGAACGAAAAACCTCGCGTTATTGATGGCATGAAACAGCCGTTGGCCGACACAGCTTTCTGGGGTGGCTCAAAGGGCAGCATCAAGGTGACAGCGTATCCCGTGACCGATCCAGACGGAAATGGTGGCATTTCGCTACTTATTGACACCGTGCAGGTTACGCACGCAGTGTACGGCGGCGGTGGCCTCGATGACTTTGATGAAGTGCCGACAACAATGGCTGGCGGCGTTGACGCATCGCTGGATGACTTTGGACCGGCCACTGCACAGCAGGCAGCACCGGCGCAAGCTGAGCTAGAGGACGAAATTCCGTTTTGAGCAAAAGAAAACCCCCGGCAGTTGGGACGCTGCCGGGGGTTAAAGTGAAAGCGAACCCACGATTGGATGGAGAAAGGTCCGAACATGCACAGACTAACAAAGACAAGCGACGTTGGCAAGAAAGAGCTGCTACTTGCAGCCGGTGCGCGCGACACTCGCATCAATCAAACCGGGTCAGAATACGACGGCATCACAATCGGCAAAATAGCTAAGCTTGTCAGCGAGCCACAGGCGACTGAAAAGGCCGACGCGCTGTTTTTCATTCCGTCAACTTACCGCGAACACGATGGCAGAAGTCACGCGACACAGCGCGAGCATGGCGAGTATTGGATGCTGGCCGTTGATGTTGACGAGGGCGACCCATCGCTCACCGAGGTCAAGTCAGCCGTTGAGCGTGTCACCGGCAACGCATCCTCACTGATCTATTCGTCATCCGGGGCAACAGAAGACAACCGCAAGTGGCGTGCGCTTATCCCGCTGTCAGAGCCGATCAGCGGTGAAGACTACGTTGACGCCCAGCTCGCACTGTTTGACCTCATGCAACAGGAAGGCATCACATGCGATGCTGCGTTATCGCGCACTGGTCAGCCGATCTATCTGCCAAATGTGCCGCCAGCTCGACGTGACAACTTCGGCCAGCCAGAGTTTTATCACGGGCTGCGCAATCGCGGTGAGGGTCTGCTTATCCCAACAGAAAGCAAAATCTGGGCAAACTTGATTTTTAGGCGGAAGAATGAAGCTATCGCAGCTGAACGCGCCGCCGCCGAGCGCCAAATTCGTGCGCAAAATCGTGCGCAACAGCGAAAAGATTTCGATGACGTTGATCCAGTTGCCGAGTTCAACCGTAATAATACAATAGCCGACATGATGCTGCGCCACGGTTACGAGAAACTTGGCCGATCAGACAGCTACCGCTCCCCAATGCAGACATCCGGCTCACACGCCACCAAAGATTTCGGCACGCATTGGGTCAGCCTGTCAGGCTCAGACCGGGCGGCTGGCATTGGCCAGACCAGCGCAGAGTTTTGCTGGGGTGATGCCTTCGATCTTTACTGTTACTTTGAGCATGACAACGACATGCGAGCCGCCGTGCGAACTTACGCCGCCGAGCTGCGGCCCAGTAAGTTTGATGAGGTCAACCAACAGTTACCTGAGCCAGATGACGGGCTGGATGACTTTGACACCATACCAGACCCCGAGATTGAGCCTGAGAGCCAACCTGAGCCTGCACAGAGGCTTGAATGGCCAACTCCGGTCGGAACTATCGACGAGGCAAGTTTACCTCGCAGGCGGTGGATTTACGGGCATCACCACATTCGCGGCTTTGTCAGCGTCACGGCGTCAGCTGGTGGCATCGGCAAAACCTCGCTCACAATGGTTGAGGCGCTGGCTGTGGTCACTGGTCGGCCACTGCTGGGCGAGAAGGTGCATGAGCCAACAAATGTTTGGATCGTAAACTTAGAAGATGACATGGCCGAGATGCAAATCAGACTGGCCGCCGCCATGAAGCAACATAACGTCACGCACCCAGAAATCGCCGGCAAACTGTTCATGGATGCGGAAGACACAATCGGCATCACGCTGGCTGCGGAAACCAGAGACGGCATCGAGACCAATGACGCCTTCCTGAGCCACATGCGAGACAAGATAAAAGCCAACGACATCGGCCTTGTGATAATTGATCCATTCATCTCGACGCACGAAGTCAACGAAAACTCAAACATGAGTGTGCAGAAGGTGGTCGCAATGCTGCGCCAGCTGGCCAGAGAGGCTGGCTGTGCCGTGCATGTGGTTCACCATGTGCGCAAGGGCAACGGAGAGGACGCCGATATTGACAGCGTGCGCGGCGCCGGCTCACTGATCGGCGCAGCTCGCGCAGCCAGAGTTATCAATAAAGTTAAGTTTGAGGACGCAGTGGCGCTCGGTGTGCCAGAGGCCAGCGCAACGGGTGTGTTCCGGGTAGATGACGGGAAAGCCAATCTCAGCGCACCTCTGCCAGCGGATAAGGCAATCTACCGCCGCATGGTCAGCACAAAGCTCGACAACGGCGAATATGTTGGCGTGGCCGTTGAGTTCAAGTTGCCCGATCAGTGGGCTGGCATGACAACCCGTGTGGTCAACAACATGCTTGATCTGATCGACAAAGGCCCAGAGGACGGCGAGAAGTATTCTATCAGGCCGCAGGACAAGCAACGCTGGGTCGGCTCGGTCATCACAAATTACAGGTTCTCAGACATAGACCACACAAAGACAGCAGGGCAGGCAAAGGCAATCCTGCGCCAGTGGAATGACGAAGGTCTGCTGGAGGAAATTGTCTATCACAGCCCAAGCCAGCGCAGGGAGCGCAAGGGCGTCGTATCGACGGGCAGAGTAGGGGAGATGAACTGATGAGACGTAAGTGGACCGGAGACCCGAGAGATTGCTTCTACAAAGATATGGAGCAGTTTATAAACGTGCAAGAGTTTGCCTTTCACGCTGAGCGCAACGACATTCTGGCATTCTATTGGCCAAACTATGACGCCGCGCCGTGGCACTTGCAGGCTATGCTCTACATCAACAGCGACGAGGAAACAGAGCTGAACTTCTGGCCACACAAGTCAAAGGGTCAGTTCAAGTATGAAAAAGCCATTGAGCCAATGAGCGCGTTCTTCGCAGAGCTGTCAAAAAGGGTAAAGCAGGCCAACGACGAGGATGATTTCGATGTTATCGAGTAGTGCGTCAGTGGAAAATTTTAGTGACGCATGTGTGACGCGCAGTGACGCATTGCTTAAATTCGGTCAATTTGTGGGTGATTCGGAAATCGAGCAAACCCCTTATTTATATAGTGCGTCAGTGGATTTGCTGAATTTTCCTACGGAAAATTTACCTCCAGTGACGCACTTTGTCAAGGCGCAGGTCTTAAAAAGAGTTCGCAAAAGCGAACACTCTCTTTTTTTGAGACGACCAGCAGCTCCACTGTCCCGCCTTCCTTCGCTGGCGCGAAGTCGGGCCAGAGGCGCAGCTTTGCGTCCTAACTCCTGCTGGCAGGGTTATCAGGGTTTACGGGAGCTGGTCCACAATGGTTAAAAAAGCAAAAGCAAAGTCGGATAAGGCTAAAGCGGCGATGGCCAATCGTGGCACGTTTGAGAGCAAGCATACAAACTATGGCAAGCCGATCCACTACAAGGTAGCGGCAGCGGTCGAGCCGTTTAGCTTTGCGTCAGCAGCGGCGGCTAAGGTGTGGGGAGATACGCTGGTTGATTGCGTGCCGCCAGCATACGCGCTGCGCTATCGTGAGCTGAGAGGTAATCTGGAGGCCGCAATGGTCGCAGAAGATTACACCCTGTGTGTCGAGCTGGCCACAAGCCTGATTAAAGCGCTCAAGGTGATGAACGTGAAGGCGAGGCAGGACGGACATGAGCCGCCAAAGGTTGACGGGCATATAGCCAAGTTTAAGGGGAAGACATACTGCTTCCTCGCCAGCGGCGATCTAGCAGCTGTCAGGCGCAAGTATCCAACGTGGGCCGTGTATCATATCAGCGAAGTTTGCGCCGTCATGAGCGTGCGCACAGATGAGATGATGGCAGCTGTGACGAAAGAGTTCGCCGGCGCGAAGGTTGTGGAAGTCCGGGCGTTTGATGATGAGATTAACTTTGAACCGACAGGAGAGTGAGATGACGAAGAATGTACGCACAACGGTGCTGGAGGAAGCCATCGGGCTGATTAACGGGCCAAGACAAGCTCACTATGGGACGCCGCAGGAGAACTTCGGTGCAACGTCGCATATGTGGTCAGCATATCTGGGTATCAAGGTATCGCCCGGCGACGTGTGTAGGCTCATGTGCTTGCTGAAGCTGGCTAGGCTGCGCAATGGCCCGCATCACGATAGCAGCTGCGATGGCGCTGCATACTTGGCGCTCGGCTGTGAGCTGGATGAGGGTATGCTTGACGTGCCGACTGAGCAGCCTTAACGTAAGCAGCAGGCAGCGCATCCTCCCGCGCTGTCCAACTTGCCCTCGACGGTTTTTGCATCCAGTTTGTCCGTCGGGGGCATTTTTGTGAAAGGTGGGAGAATGTCCTATCGAATTAAGTTGACCTTAGATGTGGCATGCGAAGACAATCAGGAAGCGGAGGATGAGATTGATTGGCTGGCTAGTTACGTTAGCGATAGGTTGGAGGAGGGCGCAGACATGCAGCGGATCGTGCAAGCAATGGTCGAGGCTCTGGTTGAATTATCTGACATCAATGAGCTGATGGGCGCAGAAGGCAACACAATACACTGAGGTGAGCTGTGCGCGAGCGTGAGGGGTGAAGCTCTCTGCAACACTGGTTGGCATCGACGCGCCGGGTGCGCTCGCTTAATTGAACGCTTGTTCAATTACAAGTCCTGAATACTACATGTTGTGTTTGCTGATGCTGGCGCAGTTAACAATAACGCCGAAACAAGCTAAGTCACTGTAAACATTGATGGCGTGACTTTACATATGATGGATTATGGCATTTTTCTGTTAAACGACACTCAAAATAGCCCCCCCGGTCAGCGTTTCGACGGGGGAGTGTGTGTGTAGTTTTCCGCACGCACGCTCGCAAAAAAATGTTGACCACCTATTCCAAAACAATTAACTGTTAAGCGACACCAGATGGAGGATATGTCAAAATGTGCAGTAATTGTGATCGAGATGATGTCATGTCGCGTGGGTTGTGTTCAGCATGTTATATGCGTGCGCGCCGCATTAAGCAGAAGGGTGGCTTAGAGTTTCGCCGCCCGCGTGGTGAGAATGAGGCTCTAGCGCTGGCTAATAAGCGGCTCTGGCTGCATAGGTTTACGAGCAAGATTGATGCGACTGGCGATGGTTGCCACGAGTGGACGGGCGGCAAGACGAAGGGTGGCTACGGTATGTTTAACGCTATGGACCGCTCGATCTTGGCGCACCGCATGGTTTACCGCCTCGCGGGCAATGGTTTTCATGATGTTGTGATGCACACATGCGATAACCCGAGTTGCTGCAACTTGGCCCACCTTCGCGGCGGTAGCTACAAGGACAACACGGCTGACATGGATGCGAAGGGGCGGCGCCGGCTTGGACGATCTGACCACCTGCGTGACCGAGCGAGCCACCCTCGTGCTCGCGCAGTATTTACGCCGCTGGGTGAGTTTGCGTCAGCCGCGTTGGCCGCTGACGCGCATGGGCTTGCCGCTGGCACGGTTCAGCGAAAGTGCCGCGATGGTCAGGCTGGGTACGGTTACATTTAGCCCCCCCGGCCCCCTCTTGCCAACCAACGCTCACTCAGAGTAAAATTTAAAAAAACGGGAGTTACCACGATGGCTGGGAAGGCTTTACGCAAAAAGATATTAGCTGAGGTCGCCAAGAACGGCGGCGCTGAGTATATATTCGATCGGCTGTCGTCTGGCACTACGCTGACGGCGATGGCCAAGGAGTTTGAGTGCAGTCGGGAATATTTTCGCAACAGTTTGCATACTGTGCCTGAGTACAAGACGGCGATGGATAACGCCAAGTTGACGGCGGCTGACGCGCTGGTTGAGGAAGGCTTGGAGATGGTTGACGCGCTAGACGGCGGCAGCTCAACGCAGGAGATTGCTGCCACGCGTGAGAAGGTGCAGTGGCGCAAGTTCATGGCTGGCTCGTATAATCAGGAGCGTTACGGCAACCGGCCTCAGACCAATGTTACGATTAGCGTGAGCGACATGCACTTGGACGCGCTACGCAAGGTTAATGCTGACTTGGCTCAGATTGATGCTGAGGATCGTCAGCGTGAGGCGATGGCTATTGACGCGGATTACGAGGATGTCACCGATGAGCAATGATAATCCGCTTGAGGAGTTTGTGCTGCGTTACCGCGATGACCCTGCGTTGTTTGTGCAGGAGGTGTTGGGCGCTACTCCGCACGATTATCAGGCTGAGTTTCTGCGGGCTGTTGCAGACGGTGAGCGCAAGGTTAGCATCCGCAGTGGCCACGGCACGGGTAAGTCCACGTCGGCTAGTTGGATTATGCTGTGGTTTGTTTTGCTGCGTTTTCCGAATAAGGTTGTTGTCACGGCGCCGACCAGTGGCCAGCTGTTTGATGCTTTGTTTGCCG